CCCAAGAAGTGAATCCAATTCTTACCTTTTAGTAATCCATCTTGGCGCATGGTCATTAGACGTTTAAGTGTAATGTCCATTTTACACATATTTGCACCACCGAATGCCCAACCTTCTGCTTCTTTGCCAGCATAAGGACCTGCAGGATCGCTATATTCTTTAACACCGTTGTACCATTTCTCAGCAGTATCCCAATCTCCGCCTTGTAATACATTCAACCACTTGGTGTGACCTAGACGATTCTTTAAAAAATAATCATTATTAAAGCGTGTTTTTTCCAAACAATCTTCAAAAGATTTCAACCCTGTTTTTGGACTGTGAATATGATCACATGCCCAGGTTGGAACGTCTAACATCATTGACCAATCAGCAGTCATTTCTAACCACTCTAAAATGCTTTGGCGAGTTTTGTTAGCAGCCGGACCATCAAAGTTTAACCAATCAAACTTAAGAACACCTTTACCGATCTGGTATCCACCAGAGTCGCCTAAGATCATTGTATTAGGTCGATCACGTTGTTGTATCATTGACTCTTGGGTGATACTTTTATTAAGATCTAACTGTGCATGGCCTGCTGAATATAGACCATACTTGTAAGTAAAGTAGCCTTCCTCCGGATTTAAAAAATTCATGCCTTCGATACCGCGGTCAAATCCTGCCGGAATACGTTCTTTAGACACAAAATCTTCTAGACGCTGTTTAGCAACATAGGTACTATAAAACGAGCTAATAGCCGGAAGATATACAGCATAGTCCTTTTGTAACGGGGTTAAGTTAACTTGTTGTTTCATATGTGTCCTATGCCTGCGCCGGAATGATATATTTGTATGTTGCTAGGCCACTGTCCATGGTAATTTGTAATGCACCGCTATCGCTGATACTTAATGTACAGTTGTTTACATCTGCAATTTTTAAAATGCTTAAGATAGCATTTACTGGCCATGTAAACCCTTTAGTTAGTTTGCCTGTGACATTAGTTGCAAAAATAAATTCGCCACCATGTGTTGATTGATCACCAAAAATAAACTTTAAATTACCTTTGTCGTCTGTTTTAGCAAGGAACGTTGTATGTTCGTTGTTAGCACCTGCTTGGAAACTAAAACGTTGAATTGCCTGTAGACTAGGATTAACTTCTACATCCCAATTAGCACCGCGGAATTTTACTGTTTTAAGTTTTTCGTTAATGATTTCTGTGTTCATAAAACGATAGTCATTCTTAAAGTCGCCGCTTTCATTTTCAAAATGTAAGCCTGTTGGCACAGTCTCACCATTTCGATCTGATTTAACCACATCAATCTAAGCGTTTTCTTTGTACTCGGCACCGTCTAACAAATATTTTAATTTGTTAAGTTGCGGCATGCCAAACACACCTAGCATATCTGCATATGGTTGGGCTGTTTCTGCATACATGATCACTGTACGATCATCTGCCATACTATCAATTTTAGTTGAGGCTGCTTCGCCTGTGATTTTTACAATGTTTAAAAAGCCTAGGTTGTGTGTATGTGCTACGATGTCTTGTAAGATCTGTTTCATGTGAGTTCCTTTATGTTATAGTTAAGTATATTTAGAAAATATTCAATTGTCAAGTATTTTTTATTCAAAATCAAAAAGTGAGCCGAAAGTATTGTTTTGGGTAGTTGATTCTAAATCCCATTCCAATACTCCGATAAGATTATCTAGTTTGTTGTTGATAATAGTGGCTTCCATCTCTGCGTGATCAAATGGTAATTCTTGGAACCATTTGGGCAAACGCAGTTCATCTACTGGATATGCAATTGATGTATATCCCAGCGGATTATCCTTCATCTTGCAGACAATAACTTTCATACCGTCTACAATGTTCATAGAATATTTGTCGCCGTTCATACGCTTCAAAGTATTCCAATTGATACTGGCACGAACGTGCCCTGGCATATTACTCTTACCTGCCTTTTCTTCCTTGGCCTGATAGGCTGCGATATTGTTAGCCCGTTTAGGACTGCCTTTTTCCCAACCTGGTCGCAGTTTAAACTGTGTCCTAAACTCGCTGATCATTTCAAGAATTTCTGATTCTCCTGCGCCATTTAACACTTTGGTCAATACTTCACTTAAAAAGTTCTGCATAAACTCTGGTGTGTCTGACCGCTTTAAATCCAACCCCATGGCTTTAATTTTGCCCGGCTTGCCGTCTACGTCATACCGATTGCCATCTTTGTCATAGTATAAAACTGCATATCGTTTTTTGGTAATGAATAGTCCTTTGACTGCAACAATTTCACGTCCTGCCTTGATAACATCACCGCGACTTTTTGGACAATGAAAATCATCTAACATCAATTGCGGGAATGTGCCGTTAACTTCGTCTGCTATGGTATTGTACAAATCAATAACAGTATCACGTGTCCAGGCAAGTTGCCCCTTGGCAATCTCATTCTTTAAGGTATTATATGCACTAAAGTACGCACTATCTGTGTCACCATAAATGATACTCTTGCCTACATGATCATAGTCGCCTGCAATAATTTCATTTACCTTTGCAGCCATGTGTCGGGCAATGCGACGACCGGTAAGGGTAGTGGATTGACCAATCCGGTTATCAAAGAAACGACAACCGGCATTAAGAATAGCACCATACAGACTGTTAAGATTAATTTTTTTAACCAGCTGACGCTTGTCCCAATATTCCTCTTCAATCTTGTTGCCTGCATCAATGGCTTCCTTTAATTTTTTCTGCATTTCTTTACGTTCAGCATACCAACGTTTTAATAGTCCTGGAATAATTCCGTCCTTGGCATAGGTAAAGATAGTACCGTTGGCACTGAGCATCCACGGTTGATTACTTTCAAATATCAGTTCATAGATCTGAGCACCGCTCATAACATCACTGTGTCCATCTTCCCAGTCAATGATAATTTCGTTAGATTTGTCCTTGCTCATGACAAATTCATATTCATTGCTGCCAAACTTACCTTCCCATGCAGCCGCAAAGGAGTTACCTTTGGCTATCTTATTGGCAATTTCATCTTTGGTATAATCTTGACGTAGTTGTCCTACAATAGTTTCTGGCCCCATGTTTAAGGCACGAATTGCACTGGGATATAGACTGTTAATGTCCATACTACCAATCCAATCATGAATGCCTTTTTTAGGATATGCTACGTATGCACCTGCGGCCTGGGTATCGGCAGTGTCGTCTCTGCGTGGGCGACTCGGTACAATCATGCCCAAATGATGTGCTTCGTTAATAATAGCCTGCTCAGTTACTGCTACCGCGCCCATAGTAGTTTGTAGTAGTACTGTGCAATCATGGGCTAGGGTATTGGCAAGATCTAAGAATTTAAGTTTTTTGTCTAGCCGATCTAATAGCATGGTATCTTGACGATTGTATTCGATAAACTTTTTAAAGTCATTATTATACAGTTGATCGAGGGTACCTTCGTATTGAGTTTTACGTTCGCCTAGCTCATATTCTGCAATAGCATCTAGTGAATAACTGTGTCGTTCCTCGTAAGTGTATTTGCGATACAATTCAAGACTATCCAAGTGTACTCGACCAACTAGGTCATATGTGACTGCGGCCTTGCCATACTTTTCGTATTCACGTTTTTTAGGCAGTTGGTCGAATAAACATAATCTACGAGTATCCTCTTTGCTCAGGGTTTTAATAATACGGTTAACTGTATAGGGCATATCAAATCCTTCACTATTCCATCCGCTTAACACGTCTGCATCGTCGATGAGATTCAAGAATGTATCTAACATCTCATATTCTGTTTCAAACAGAATGGTATTTGGAAAGTCCTTGACCTGTTCTTGGGCCTGTTCCATGGTTAATGTCTTTGGAGGTACTGCTAAACACACTAGGGTATCCAGCCATTGGAGATGAACTGCAATTGCGGTAATAGGCATAAATGCATCGTCTGGTGATGCATAGCCACGTTCAGGGTCAAAGTCTACCTCAATATCCCAAAATGCTACGTTTAGTTTAGGCGCATCTTTGCCTAGATAATTTTCTTCTAAACAGCGAAATACAGGATTGATATCACTTTCATATAGCTTATGACCTGAGTGTATCTTTTGTTCTTTGATATTTTCTTTCCAGCTCTTGCTAGCAACTTTGGTCAGTGGCTCTCCAAAAATTGATGTGTATTTTCCTCGACCATCGGGATAATAGAAAACATAGCGTGCTGGAAACTGCTGGAATATACGACCTTTGACGGGATCTCGCTCGACGACCTTGACAATATCAAGATCTCGATCCCAAATGGAATCTACATACGACATTTACTTCTCCTTACCACTTATGGCTGGTTAACCTTCTAATGTGCGACTTGTGGCTCGCAATACCTTTCTATTAATTACTTATTAATCTAATCAATGCTATTGTATCAATACTGACTAACAATAGATAATTGGCCAACATGCCCGAACTGCCTCGAGTACTGGCTGCCCAGCCAAATATTGCACACTGTGTTATGAACAATGGATAGAGTATTAAAAATGGCGGATTAGGTACAGTTAGTGCCATAACAATAGCGCAGGCTATACTTAAACTCCATCCAACGAGTTCAAGCACAAATCTCAAAGGCCATTCTTGATAATCAGCCTTGACCCACTTAACAATGTCTATCACACTATTTGACAGTTGATCCATTATTCGTCCTTGAGTCGATTGGCATGCCCACTGATATCTACAATTGTTTCTAAATCATCAAACTCACGGAATACTTGGTCCCATTGATCTTTCTGTGCAATTTTAATTGCTTTTTTGATAACACTTGGTTTAACGTCTAATTCTTCTGCTATTGCTTTTATTGTTTCGTTTAGTCCTTCTGTTAGATCTGCGATCTCTTGCATTACTGTCATGCCTTCTGAAACAATTTGTTTAATTTTGATTTTTTCTGGATCGCCAAATGCTTTACTCATAGTATCTCCTTGATAGTTTTACTAGTATATGAGATTGAAAAGGAAAGGTCAACTAATTTTTTAGATTAATTGACTTCTGAAGGTTAACGTTTTAACGGCTGACCAAATATGCTAGTACCTTTCATATTCAGTGCATTATCTGTGGGTTTTTGTGCTTTTGGTTTAGGTTGCGGAGGCGCCTTAGTGCCGCTCTTACCTGGCTCGCCAGTATATGATTTCTTACCGCGGGCTGATCCTGGACTTAGGTGTGGTGCACTAACTGTTGCAATTGATGCAGAACTTGTTGCACCTGCGGTTGCTGCTTCTGCCATGCTTTTTTTAACAATTTTATAAGGATGATATTCAATTTCGCCACCGTCGTCGGGTTGAATATGTACGCCAGTTTGTCCAACGCGAGTTACTTTGCCTGTACGTGATTTATGACCACCCGGATATTGTTCTTTGCTAGTATCTGCTGTAACATAATCGCCTACACGAAGATCAGTTTTTGGCATCGGACGCTCTTTACCTTCGAGTAGTTCAGTTATTTTCATTTTTTTAGTTTGTTCCTGTCTGGCACTGTGCTGAGTGTATTGATATAGTCAACTTCTTGAGATTTACCATTTGATAGTTTAGTTGATTTAACCCCCATAACCTTTGCAGCATGATTTGTGATTTCTTGATCGGCGTCTGTATATCCGATGGTAGTAAAGCTACTACCGATCGGACCATTGCGATCCATTTCGTGATCCGGAGATCCTGCCATGGCTACTCCAAATCGATAGGCTAGATAAGGGTGATTGTTATTGTCTAGGTCTGGCCATATTTCAAGATTAGGAATTGCGCCTTTAGGTGATTTTTTCAACTTAGACTTATTTTTATTTTCTTGTATAAATTCGCTTGCTCTCATTTACTTCCCTATAGGCTTTTCATTTGTCATGTAAGGCCTGCTGAACCAAAGTTGAAACCATTCCGGTGTGCCTGGCTGTATATTATGTTTTTTCATTAACTGGGACTTTTCCATCCCTGTTAAAGAAATATTACTACCTTTATTTATTTCGGTCTCGTGTGATGATGTAATACCACTTAATCTACGTAAGTCGTCTAAGTTCATTTGCTTTCTAGTAGTTTAATTAGTTTAGACATAGTAGCTTCTGCACTTTCACCTACCGGAACACAATTGTTTACACGAGTATTTCCCTTCATCTTAGTACCTTGTTTCTTATAACCTTTCCAACACTTAGGATCTAATCGTTGTTTGGCTTCTGCATACGGACGTAATTCATCGGATTTTGATGTTGGGGTTCGTAAACTACGAAGCGCCTTTGCTTCAATTTGTCGCACACGCACTGGACTAATTCCTAGGTGTTTTCCGACATCTTCTAAACTTAAATCATGCCAAAATCTTAGTTTTAAAACAATCTGCTGTCTTTTTGATAATCTTTCTAGATGTTTTGCAATTAAATCTTTAAGTTCTGATTTTTCAAAATCTTGTTCGTATGGCTCGTCGTGTTCAATACCGTAGCGATCAGCAGCATGTACCGGATCATTAGGATCCAAAGTTGGCATTTTATTACCACTGCCTTTATATGTATCACCATCTGGATTATACCGTGCTGCCTGTTGTTTAGGATATGCTTCAGATGTTTGTTTTTCTTTTGCATCTTTGGCTGCTTTTTGTTCTTGCGGAGTAGGCACTTGTACGTTTTTCATGTTGTCCATATTACGTAATTTGGTAGCAATAATTTTATGGCCGCGACTTTCTTCAACACCGTTACTGTCTTTAGCTAACTTGGCAGCAAGTTGATGAACTCGAACTCCGTAGTCTTTGCCATTCTTTTTAATTAAATGTTTAATAAAATCAAAATAATTGTTTCTTTCTTGTGAATTGCGCACGGCACGACCGATAAGTTCTCGAGCTTGTGCAGCATCTGACACTTCATTGCCTTCAGCTACATCTTTTTTGTTCAGTTGAGATTGCACCCAGGGAATAAATGTTTTTAGTATCCACTCCTGATGAGCAGAACTTTTATCCAGTGTGCTAGAATCAGCAGGCTTACCATTTATAGTTACTGGTTTAATATTGTTTACGGCATTAACAATTGTCTTTTGTGCGGACGGACTAGCATCTTGTATAACTCTATCTAAATGACCAGCGGCCTCTTGCTGCCTGCCTTGCATGGCTAATAACGCAATTCTTTGCAATTTAGTAACTACTGGATCGTACATGTTGCCAAACATTTTGTTAATATCATCGGCGGCACTCTCGGCAACGGGTTCAATTTCTTTTGCTTTCATAGTAGTCTTTGGTTGTTTAACCAATCCTTGTTGTATGTCTTTCATTAATTGCTCAGCGTCATCAGCACTAATTGTCTTTGGCAGTCCGCTCATAAACAACTTAATATCACCTGCCACGGCTGCTTCACGCATCCTGGTACCACTCATGCCTGCTATGCTGTCCGAATCCGGATCACGATCGCCAGCCGATACTACATTGATGGTATCGTAATTATATTCCTTACCATTATATTGATTTAGTGTAGTTTGAAATGCCTCAACTCGATCAGACCCTGCTACCATGATAAGATTTTTGTATCTTTTATTAAGAAGTTTTGCAGCTTCTATAAATGTACGCACTTCGGCATTAGCAGCAGCAAAGTTAGTACCTGGAAACATTAGGTCCAAATAATGCATTTTTTGATTAATTGTCAGCGGATTTGCCTTATGATCTTGTGTTTTTGAAGCATAAATGACGTAATCTGCGCTCTTTCCTGCAGCAGTGTTCTTTACTGTGTTAATGAGTAGTTCGTGACCGATTGTAGGAGGTTGAAATCGACCAAATGCAAATACTATTGTGTTTGCCTGAGGTTTAATCATTTCTCTAAGCAATCGACTTTCACTAAATGTTCTTTTAATTTTGTCCAATGCAGCTTCTTTTCCGGCACCTTTGGCAGTGCCTACTTCGCC